TATTGAGACTATTCGTTCTAGACATCGTGACGCATTTACTTATGACTCATTCTCAGAAGGAGAAAAACAAAGAATTGATTTATCATTATTATTCACTTGGAGACAAATCGCCAAAATGAAAAATAGTGTTGCAACCAATCTTCTAATTCTAGACGAAACATTTGACTCGTCTTTAGATATGGAAGGGGTTGACAATTTGATGAAGATACTGTATACTTTGCAAGAAGATACAAATGTCTTTGTCATTTCCCACAAGGGAGAACTCGAAGACGCCTCATTCTCTAGAAAGATTGAGTTTGTAAAAGAGAAAAACTTTAGTAAAATTAAGTAGGAGTATATAATGGAACTAAGTGACCAAACGGTAGGTGTATTAAGAAACTATGCATCTATCAACCCGAATATAGTAGTTGAGTCGGGTAATAAATTAAAGACCATTTCTGTTGCAAGAAATGTTCTTTCCTCGTCTACTATCACAGAAACCTTTCCAAAAGAGTTTGGTATCTATGATTTAGGTGAATTTCTAAATGTGATATCTTTAGTAGATAAACCACATTTGACTTTCGAAGATGACTATGTGACTGTTGGAGACTCAACTGGTCGTTCCGCAGTTAAGTATTATTATTCTGACCCAGACATGTTAACTTCGTCTGGTAAAGATGTACAGATGCCAGAAGCAGAAGTTAATTTTTCACTAGATAGTGATACTCTAAATAAAATTAGAAGAGCTGCAAGTGCATTAGGACATTCAGAATTATCTATCGCAAATACTCAAGGTGCGGTTAGACTTTCGATTGTCGATAGTGCAAACGCAACTTCAAATGTGTTTAGTATAGATGTTGAAGGAAGTTATCCAGATGGTGCGGAATTCAATTTTATTATGAATGTTAACAACTTAAAAATAGTTGATGAAGATTTTCATGTTATGATATCAAGTAAACTTATATCACACTTTACAAGTAAACAAAGTGATATAGAATACTTTATTGCATTAGAGAAAGCATCAACTTATAAAGGAGTGTAGAATGGCAAAACCAGTACCAGAACAAAAAGACCACTCACAAATCTATGAGATTTCAAATAGAGTTGCAAGGTCTACGGTTGCAGTAATTGATACTGTAGTTCAAAGGGGTGGATTTAAAGGAGAAGAGTTGACAACTATTGGTCAGTTAAGAGACCAAGCAACTCAGATTATTCAGATGTGCGAAACTTTCCAATCTGAACAATCAAAGGTTGACAATAAGAGTTAAACCTGATATACTTCCTTTTAATTTTTGACAGAGGCATTTACGCCTCTGTCACCTTGAACTTTATATATTATGACACAAGATTTATTCTTATGGGTCGAGAAGTATAGACCCAAAACTGTCGAACAGACAATACTTCAAAAAGAACTAAAACAAACATTTCAAAAGATTGTAGACTCGGGTGAAATACCGAATATGTTATTTACGGGAACTGCGGGACTTGGAAAGACTACAGTTGCAAAAGCAATATGTGAACAACTTGAACTTGACTACATTGTAATCAATGGTAGTGAAGAAGGTAATATCGATACTCTTCGTGGTAAGATAAAACAGTTTGCATCTACAATATCTTTGCAAGGTGGATACAAAGTTGTTATCCTAGATGAAGCAGATTATCTAAACCCACAATCAACTCAACCCGCACTGCGTGGGTTCATAGAAGAGTTTAGTCAAAACTGTAGATTTATTCTGACTTGTAATTTTAAGAACCGTATAATCGAACCACTACATTCTCGTTGTGGTGTCTATGAGTTTAATACTACTAAAAAGACACTTGCACAACTATGTGGTCAGTTCATGAAAAGACTGCAGACTATTCTAAAAGACGAAGGTGTAGAATATAAAGAAGAAGTGATTGCAGAAGTAATTAGTAAGTATGCACCCGATTGGAGAAGATGTCTAAACGAATGTCAAAGGAATGCAATTGGTGGTACAATCAATATGGACATTCTAGTAAACAAAGAAGACTCGTTTGATGATTTATATTCCGCACTGAAACAAAAGAATTTTAAACAAATGAGAACATGGGTAGTAAACAATATTGATGTAGACCCAGTTGCAATCATTCGTGGTGTTTATGATACTATGTATGAAAAGGTAGAACCCGAAAGTATTCCGCAACTAGTTTTAATACTTGCGGACTATCAATACAAAAATAGTTTTGTTGCAGACCACGAACTAAATATGGTTGCATGTTTAACAGAGATTATGGCGAATGTTAAGTTTAAGTAAACTTGAAATAACACACAAAGACTTGATTATAAAACATATTCAAGAAAACGCCCATCGTGACCAAACAAGAACAGACATAAATATCACTAGAATACTTGGTGGTAAAATATGGCAACCAGCATATGACTCAGAAAATTTTAATAAAAAAATACCACTTTCTTGGACTATAATGATAAATGAAATTGAAACACATGTTAAAATGAAAGTCATAAGAATGTGGGCAACTGAGTATTTTAATGGTCAAGGTTGTAAGTTTCATAACCATAAAAATGAAAGTGCTGATATGACCGCAGTATATTATTTGAAAGTTGGTAATGAGTCAGGCAACTTAATTTTTCCAGACGAAGGTATAACAATAGAACCTAGAGAAAATTATTTTGTATTGTTTAATACTAATTTACTTCATGGTGTTGAACCATCACTGGATGGTAGAATATGTATATCAATGAATTTTAAAAAACAATGAACCCATTTGAATTTTTAAACGCAATTAACTATACCAAGAAAGATTTAATGGTAGACCCAGAGAATGAAAAACATTATAACTCATTTGTAATCAATAGGTCATTATCTTATTTTCCTGATACCGTTGCAATTGCAAACGAAATGAATAAGTATCACCACTTAGATAGTCGTTTACAATTTTCATTTCTTATAAATATTATTAGAAAGAGAAAAAGGTTTAGTAAATGGATTAAACCAGAAATAGAAAATGATGTTGAAGTGGTAAAAAGATATTATGGATATAGCAACGAAAAAGCAAGACAAATACTCCCACTACTTACACCACAACAGATACAAATCATTAGGAACAAGGTGAATAAAGGTGGAAGAAAATAATATAATGAGTTGGACTCCCGCAAATATGTTAGAAATAACTCTTGCAGAACCAGACGACTTTTTAAAAGTGAGAGAGACATTAACCAGAATAGGTGTTGCGTCTCGTAAAGAAAACAAGTTATTTCAATCATGTCATATACTTCATAAACAAGGAAGATACTTCATAGTACATTTTAAAGAATTGTTTATGTTAGACGGAAAGAAATCTAATCTAGAACAATCAGATATAGAAAGAAGAAATACAATCGCAACATTATTAAGTGATTGGGGATTAGTTGAGATACAAAATACAGAACAAGCAAAAGAATGTAGTTCTTTAAAACAAATAAAAATAATACCATTCAAAGAAAAAAATGATTGGGAATTGTGTCCAAAATATAATATAGGAAATAAATAATGCCTACAAAGTTTAAACCAAGTGAAGTAATAGTTGACAGAGCAACTAAAAAGAGAAGTATAAAACACTATTACATTAAAAATGTATCTCAAGATGAATTATTTAAGATGTTGAATACAGACAACACAAAACCAAAATTAAAACAAAAAATTAGAAACGAATTATTTAGACGGGGAGTTAGAATAGTAAAAAGTAGTAAACAAGCTGGTGTTTGTTGAAATTTGAAAATTCGTCCCCATATATATAATAATAGAGAATGCTCGGGTGAGGTTCTCATTTAACTTGCTAATATAGGAGTAGATATGACTACAATAGAAGCGTTTGGACAATTCCGTCCATTTTCCGTAGGATTTGATTCTATCTTTGAAAAATTATCAGAGGCATCAATCCCACATTCGAATAACTATCCACCATACAATATCGTCAAAAGAGGCGATAACCAATGGTTTATTGAACTTGCAGTTGCAGGCTTTAGTAAAAAGGATATTGATATCGAACTCAAAGAAAACAATTTAACAGTCACTTGTTCTAAAGACAAGAATGATAATGATGTTAAAAATGAAACTGATGAGTTTGTACATAAAGGCATTTCTGAAAGAAACTTTTACAAAACTTTTGCACTTGCAGAACATGTAGAAGTAAAGGGTGCTGAAATAGTTGATGGTATTCTATCAATCGAATTACATAGAAATATTCCTGAAAAGGAAAAACCTAAAACTATTAAAATCAAATAACTTTTATTTGTGGTCAAGGGGTAGAAATATCCCTTGACTTTTATTGATGAATAATATATAATATGCAACAATGGATTTTTATACAAATGTTTCCCGTTTCGGAAACAACTTACTTTACATAGGATACAAAGGGGGACAGAGAATTCAAAAGAGAATTCCGTTCAAACCTACTTTGTATGTTTCTACACCAGAACCTAAGTCTGGTTGGAGAACTTTATTTGATGAACCCGTTGACCCAATCGAGTTCGACTCCATGCGTGATGCAAAAGATTTTGAAAAAAGATATCAAGGAGTAGATACTTTTAATATATATGGAATGAATGATTTTGTTGCACAATTTATTGCACAAAAATATCCCGAAGAAATAAAATTTAATCGTGATGATGTTTCGGTCACAAGTTTTGATATTGAAGTACAATCTGATGAAGGATTTCCTGAACCAAAATATGCAAACTATCCTATTACTGCAATCACCACAAAAAATAATAAAGAAAATGTTTATCGCACTTGGGGTTGTGGAGATTATAATCCCGCAGAAAATGTTCTTTATACTAAATGTCAAAACGAAGCTGCACTTCTGCATAAGTTTTTAGATTACTGGAAACAAAATTATCCTGACATTGTCACGGGTTGGAATAGTATTAGTTTTGATATGGTTTATGTAATTAATCGTTTGCGTAAAATATATGGAGAAGATAAAGTAAAAGAACTTTCACCATGGGGACATGTC